ACTTGGTAGCGTTGTGGAAGCTATTATACCACTAATATCTAATGTATCAAGAGAATCACTTACAAGTGATCCATTAGGTCGTTGTAATTGAATTGTCATCTTTGTAAGAGTAGCAAGAGGTGTAGGATAGTATGTTTTCTGACATTTTAGAAATTTAGGTATCATTGCTAAAAATCCAGGATTATTTGATACAGTATCAGATATCCATTGGGCATCATATTGTAATGTAGCAAAACCTCTATCAAGTTGATCATCTGTACCAAATAAATTAGATTCTAATTCATCTACATGTAAAATAATACCAGGTTCAGTTAATATATTTAAATTTGTAGTGGTTGAATATACTGGTGTTACGTTATAAGCGGCTGTATTTGTAATTAATGTATTTACAGATTCATTTGGTATTAATGCTTTTACCATTTCAATACGTGTAATATTGTGAAAACGAATATTTGCGGATGGAGAATACTTAAATCCTTGACCATTGTTGGCGGGATTGAAAGTTACAGAAAAATTATAACGGTTTTCTCTTTGATTATTATACCAATCACGATCAGCACTATAAATTACAAGATTATATTCATTTTCTTTATAAGAAAGAATTTCATCTTGAGGAATAATAATATCTTGTGATAAGGCTGGTTTGATACGAATAGTTTCACCTTTTATAATTGTAGGATTCCCATTTGCTGTTCCAGAACCTTGTGATTCTTGTAATAAATCTTTTAAGAAAGTACCAGAAAAGTTATCTTCTTTTTTAACATCCATTTCTACAACACGCTTTGCTTCAGCTTCTCTTGCTTTCTTAGCTTTTTCAAATAATACTAATGACGGTGAATCATTAGAATCTTCTATAGGTATGCGAAAGTCTGGTGCTGGAGGCATGAGTGTTTTTTGTTCGCCACCATTTCGTTGGTTTTGTAATCGTGTAAAACTAGATCCAATATCTTCTTTTAATACATTTTGTTGCATACGTGTATCAACATCACTCTTATTACTTATAGATGTACGATTCAAATAAGAAGAAAAATCTGCTACAACTGCTTTTAATACTTCTTTATTATTTAGAGTAATATTATTATCAGGATTTACTTTATTTACTTCTTCCATATAGTGATGAACTGTTTTTGATAAACGAGATTGTTGTTTTTCATTTAATTGTCCATTTGTTCTTCGCATAAAATCAGTATTTACTAAACGAATTAGCATAGCTTCATTTCTTTGACATAAAAATTCTGAACTAGTGTTCATCTATCTAACAATAATTATTATTATGTTGAGAATAACCAATCGCGTAAGTAAAGCATAAATGAATCCGGAGGTTCTTTTCTTACAAATTTAATAAAATTATCACCTTTTAACATTCTTATTAAAAAATATAAACAATACATACCACATTCTGAATTCTTATATTGAAATTTTCGCCCATTATATTCTAGTTGCATAGACGGATCCTGACCTTTTAACCATTTCATAAATATTTGGATTTGTTCAGGTGCTTCCATTCCATATGAATCAAAATAATATGTTTTGTGTTTTAATAAATCAATAAATGTTGCTACCCAATGACTACCACCTTTATAATGTGCGTCTAAATTATAAATAATTCCAATATACTTCGTACCATTTTCAATTGCCTTTGTCACTTTTAATTCACACATTTCTTGAATTAAACATTTACCATTTTTTGTATATGGATCGGGTGCAGCAAAATCAATAGGAAAAGGTCCCATAAATTCAAAATCTGTATATGCTTCTTCATATTGATTCATTACGTTTTCAATATCAAGACTGTTTAACCATTTATCTGGATCAGAGTTCCAATCTTCCGGTTTTTTTGGTCTAAGATATGTACTTATTAATTTATTCTTACGTGAATCATCAAATGGCAATGCTTTTACAAAAGTATATTCTTTTTCAGCTGCTACACCTAACTTAGTTTCTATAGATTGCCGTGTAGGTTCTACATTAAGTATATTTCCAACTTCGGTTAATACTTCTTGTGGTATACATCCTTCAAGAGGTCTTTTATCCCCCACTCGTGGATGACATTGTTTTGGCCCAGGATATGGTACTTTCCTTTTTTTTGTTTTTCTCATCTAATTATAGGTTAGAATGGTAAAAAGAAAATTAGATGATTCTGCTTATTGGTATTATGTGTTTCCAATATATGTATTAATATTAATACTATTTGGTACATACATACTATTTTCATTGTCTTCAATACATATGGTTCAAACAAAAAATCTATACAATATAATAAAGAAAATATCTCATACACCTATTAGATAATGTTGAAAGAGAGTATTCCTCCTGTACTAATACTCGCAGTTATAATTGGATTATATGGTGCTACGTATGGAGGAGTAATGGCAACATGGAATAGTGAAACAAAAAATACAGTTAAAAATAGGATAGCTATTATTACTGGAACGAATTTTGTTTTAATATTAATCTTAACAGCTCTATCAAATGTATATATCACAATGAATCCTCATATGTATAATATGTATGTTATAATAATGATACATCTTACATTATTTTTATCATTACTATCGGTTTCACTTTCTATGTTAGATATAACTACGAATCAATAAGAACAGCATAAATTCTATGTTGTAAACGAAACTTACCTGACCAAATATTATTATATTTATGAAACGAAATTCCTTGTATTCTAAACATAATTCTTAAAGAATCATTTTCTTTAATGAGTCCCGGTACATAATTATTATGCCATACTCCATCTTTATAAATATGAATATCTGAATTATATTGAACAGGATAAAAAAGATTTAATAATCCATTATGAACTATCGGTTTAAATAAAGTATTTAATATTTCATTATTATAAAATATTTCAGGAAACCAAACACGTTGTTGTATATATATGGCACTAAGTAATATATTTTGTAAAGCATTTAATTTTGCTTCATGTTCTTTTAATGTTAAAACTAATTTACCAGTGTTTTCATTAAATTCTTGTACATTTAATTTTGGTAATAATATATTTAAATTAGAAAATACATTTTTACCATCAAAGTACGCAAGAGGTACTAATGATTTTTCATTATGCTGTATTTCTCCGATTTGTACTTTTCCTACTTCTAATTTTTGTAAAGGTATAGACCATTCCATTTATGTTATAATATTAAAATTTTTTTAGATGGGTTAATATATGGAAACACCCCATATATTTGATGAATATAAAACTATTAATAATGTTGAAGATATGCATTCAAAACGCACAAAGTTAGAACCTCTTATTTACGATATATTAAAAAATAAATATTATAATATATTTGATGAATTTTGGGAAAAAAATATTGTTAAAACTGATACAAACAAATCAATTGTAATTATTGAAAGACGAATACATGAAAATCTTGCTTTCTTAATTCGCAATATGTTTTATTACGCACGTGATTGGTCTATTACTGTATTATGTTCTGATATTAATTTTGAATATTTAAAAAGTATAACAACACATAATTCATCGAATGTATTATTATTACCAGTATTTATAGGAAATCCGGATCGAGATACTGCGCGAAATGAATATAATACTTTATTAAAACAAGCAGAATTTTATAGATTATTACCATTTGAACATATATTTATTGTTCAAACAGATACATATTTACGTAAAAAAATTGATGAATCTATGTTTGAATATGATTATGTAGCAGGACATTTTGCATGGGATACTACATCTGCTGGCGGTGGCATGAGTTATAGAAAGCAATCATCTATGATAGATATATGTACAAACTTTAAAAAAGATATACCTATGGAAGATTGTTTTATAAATGAAGGTGTGAAACTGCTAGGTTATAAAATGCCAACTGTTGAAAAAGGAGTAAAATATATCGCAGAATCATGTTATGATATAGATCCAATGGGTGTTCATCAATGGTGGGCTTTCATGGGTAACAATGGAAGTGATTTTCATATTGATCGTTTTTATAATTATTTAAATTTACAAATACTTAAAGATTAATTAATATTATAATTTGTGTAGAAGCACAATGGTTCCTTAGCTCAGTTGGTAGAGCGCGTGGCTGTTAACCGCGAGGTCATCGGTTCGAACCCGATAGGAACCGAGAAAGCATTAGATTGCTTATTTAAACTTGTAATACAAGTGTAAATAAGAAATGGATACATTGTGTTTATGTTGGAGGGGTATGGCAGGCACTGGAAAAAAGACAGAATTACTTAATAAATTAAAGCAGATAGCTGCGCTAAGAAAAGTACCATTTCATATTCAAATGAAAACATTATCCTTTGATTCTGGTACCGCTTCAACGGTAGCAAAAGGAGAACAAGATGATGATGATACAAAAGAAGACAGTCACACAATTGAATATGAATCATCACTAATACATATTGGCTTTGATATAGCACGAATGTCAATGCAAGATAAAAATATATTACGACCTGTATTAACAAATTATGGTAAAGGAAGTCATGTATTAAGTGGTGAATCTGGAAGAGGAAATAGAATTGTTGTATTATATCATTCTCATTTATTATCATCTGAATCTATACTTATTATTCAGAGTGTATTAGAACAAAATGATGGGGATTTATCCTTATGGTTTACATCTGAAATGCCTGTAGCACAACGTATTCGTGATTGGTTTATTGAAATTCCAACAAAAGGAAATGATATAAATTTAGATAATTATAATAAAATAACAAATAATAAATATCATACATGGGAAGATATATTTAAGAAAAAAATACTTTCATGGAAAAATAATAAACCTAATTTAAATGAAGTTAATAATATTAAAAAATTTGTTTATGAACTACTAATGCGTAATCTTCGTATGGTTGAGTGTGTTCATTTTTTATTAGATGTTATAATAGATTTATCAGATATTAATGAAAAACAACGCTTACGTATGATAGAAGTATTAGCAAATACAGAAGCAACTAGTGGTGGTATAACACTCCCGAGTTATCGCATTCCTATTGTTTGGGAAAACATGTTTATTAATCTTCGTAACGCTATAATAGATGAATAATATTTATAAATAAATAGTATTATAAATAAATAATATTTATAAATAAATAGTATTATAAATAAATAATATTATAAATAAATAATATTATAAATAAATAATATTATAATAGATGAAACGAAATATCATTTTAGAAGAATTATGTAATAATATAAAATATATGTATGTAACAAAAAATATAGTATGGAATGATGATGTACTAACAGAAAAAGATAAAACAGTACTAGAATCTGAAGCAAATCAAGGAACAGAATTTGATAAATTAAATTTAAAAAAAAATCTACATAATTCTTTTAAAGAAGGAAAAGCATTTACAATTGTAAAAAAAATAGATAACGCAAGAATTGTTATATTAACTGACAATCAAAATGAATTTTATCCTTGGATTACATGGTATAATTTATTTAAATGGATGGGAAATCCTAGCACTGGACCATTATGGCAAATATATTTATATTCATCAAAAGTAAATAGAACTTTACCAGCATCAGGTCCAATAGGAGCAGAACATTTAAACGGAGGATATACATATCCATGTACTAGTGATTGTATTGTAATATATAGATATGAAGAAGCAACACGTGTATTAATACACGAACTATTACATGCTTCATGTACTGATGATAATAATAAAATTATTGAACATAAAGAAGCAGCAACAGAAGCATGGGCAGAATTATTTTTGATATCTTTATTATCAAAAGGAAATATATCATATGCTTATAAATTATGGAAAATACAAGATCATTATATACAGGATTTAAATTATACAGTAAAAACATTTCATAATGTACTTAGTCATATTGATTATGGAGCACGTTATACTACTTTACGAGAAGATGTTTTTAAACAATTTAATATTATATTAGATATAACCTATAAACCTAAACGTATTACAATTTCGCGGTTTACTTCACCAGATTTAGATAGATATTTATTATAGAATGTATATTATACAATATGATACAAATATTAAAGATTATATTGCTTATGATTTAAGTTTAAATATCTTAGAAAATATAATGAGTAATGATAATGGATTTTATCAAATATATCCTAATAATGAAAATATAATTATAAGATTACATTTTAAAATAGAATTATTTATATTAAAATATGAAGAGCCACATATAAATTATATGTTAGAAAAAATATTTAATTATATTAATTCTAATTTTAATACAATAAATAATGATTGGTTATTTTATATAAATGAAAAAAATATAAAAGAAACTAAAAAATTTTCAGTATTATTTTTTTCAACTAAGTATTGTATTCTTTTAAAAGATTTAAGAATACTTATTGATAGATTATATACGCCATTATGTAATTTTGATTTATCTATATATTATCCAAATAATAAAAATAATATAATATCACTACCTTTAGCAAATCAAAGTAATTATAAGTATAAATATTCTAATATTTATAGATTAGAAATTGGATCATATTCTAATACCTTAGTTATGAATAATGATAATTTAATATTATATATATCTCATTTAAACATGTAATACTAGAGATATTTTAGATGAATAAATGGTCTCCTGAATATAATGTAATAGAAGAATCTATAAATAATTTTTATTACAAATCTTTACAATATAAAGTATTAGAAAAAAATAATGATCTAACATTAATTCAAATTAAAGAAAATGAATTTCGTTCATGCAAGGAAAAAACAAAAGATAAAAAACCAACAATGTATTATTCTAGAATTATTAAATATAAACTATATGGATATTTATTAAAAAAAAATCCACATGCTATGTTAGATTATATATTATGTACACGTTGTTTTGAAAAAATAAACAACTTTGATAATTGTAGTAATTGTACTAATGATTTTAATAATTGCGAATATCCTTTTTTTTTAAATTCTATATATTTTTTTAGTAATAAGTATTATACAATGCTGGTGAAAAGATATAAATTAGGAGTACATGAAGAACATTATAGAGATCAAAGAAATAATATGTCAAATACCATGAAACAAGAAATATATGCTGCAGCATTACATCCAGATAAAATTCAAAGAATTATTGATATTACAAATGATTTTGAAAATATAGAAGATTATATTTAATATAAAATTGAATAATTTTTTTATACTATAATTGGTACAATGGAGGCATTATATAGTTTATCAAAGCCTCTAATAAGAGCAAAAGTCTTAGCAAGACCATCAAAAAAAATAAAATCCCCATATTTGGCGGATATTGAAATTGATTCAAAAGAATATTTATGCCATTCTGCTCCACTTGGTTGTAGTGGCCATATTGTTGAAAATTCAATTGTATGGGTATTTGAAAAAGAATCTTCTAACGCAAAATCTACACATGAGATATATCTTATTGAAGAAAACAATATATTAATTGGTTGTCATCCACTTGTAGCAAATAAGATTGGATACCAATTATTAAAAAGAAATATGGTACTTTCTAATATAAAAAATATTAGTTCAGAACAAACGATTGATGATTGTCGGTTTGATTTTATTGCGCAAGCAGATGAACGTATGACAATTATTGAAATAAAATCAGTTCCTTTGGCCGATTATTTTGATGGTACAACAAAAGAAGTACAAGCATATTTGAAAGAATTTTCATCATATGAAAAGATAGCAATATTTCCATATTGTACTGTTGCTGGAAAACGATCAATTTCAAATGAACCATTATCAGGACGCGCTTTAAAACATGTAGAATCTCTTAGAAATTTAGTAAAAACGTACAAATGTATGTTATTATTTATTGTACAACGTACTGATGTATCAAAGTTTTGTATAACAAAATTAGATCCTATTTATAAAAATGCGTGTAAAAAAGCATTCGATGAGGGAGTAATTATTAAGGCAGTATCAATACGATGGGATAATCAACATGCGTATTATGAAAAAGATTTAGAAATTATTTGGTAGTCATGTGGATGAACGAATATCATTTCTACAAATAGGACAGCGAGGACTTGTATTAAAGGATGTCATAACACAAGAATTATGAAACATATGTTGGCAATTATTTAAACGACGTATTCTTTGATTTTGTATCATACTATCTTGACATATTGCGCATGTATTGTTGTTATTTGTTAATTCAACAATAGATGAATTATTTTCTATTTGTAGTTGTGTAGGACGAATAACAACTGATTCAAGATCACTTAATATATCATCATCCTCATCGCCACTTGTTATTGCTGATATCTCAGAATTCATAGCAGATTGTAATATATTAACTAAATTATTAAGTTGATTGTTATTTGAACTAGTGTATATAAATTGAATAGGCGTTGTTGATGTTCTACCAATATGATTATATTGTTGGACCTGTTGATATTGCTGCTGCTGCTGCTGCTGCTGCTGCTGCTGCTGTTGCTGCTGTTGCTGTTGTTGTTGCTGTTGTTGTTGCTGCTGTTGTTGTTGATTATTAATATAATTATTTTGAGCATTTGAAAATAAATTGTATCGTTGGCTTACTATGTTACGTATATATTGAACTAAATTATCATTTTGAAATCGTGATCCATATAATATTTCTGGGAAATAATTATGTAAATCATTTATAAATTGTATGTCATAGTAGTTATTAGTACTCATTTAATTATAATACGTGAATATTCTTTATATTTACATATTATAATCTATTTAAAAAAATGAAAAGTATAAAATGGAATTGTGAGGAGTGGGGATTGAACCCACGCAACTTACGTTAGTAGATCTTAAGCCTACCGCCTTAACCACTCGGCCATCCTCACGTTAGTATGGTAGTACCATACTATGTATTAGTGTTTTTTATCTTTAAACCTTTTGGTTATCTATGTTTTTGTATTTTGTTTTTTGTTCTTTGTTTCATATAACATCTACTTTTTTCTTTGTTTTTTGTGTTTTATGTTTTTTTGTTTTTGTTTTTGTTTTTTGTTTTTCGAGGCCCCCAGATATATTTAACTTACTAAGAGATATCAATCTTAGAAAGTGTTTAAGCAGTGTTTAAGCAGTCGCAACAACAGGGACTGCCTTCACATAGTGGCGGTTGAGGTAGCGCTGGAGGTTGAAGTATGTGAGAGGCTCGTCAACACCAATCGCAAGTAGCTTGCGGAGAGGACCATCAGGCTTGATGTCGTGCTTGTTCTTGAGGCTGTTAGTCTTGACGTACTCATTGACAGCCTTTGTGACCTCAGAGCGGCTCATGAGAGTGCCAGCAGGGCGAGCAAGGAAGGTGAGGAGCTCAGCAGTGACCTGAGTAGGGCGCTCGAAGATAGAAGGGGCGCGCTTGACCTCTACGCCATTCTCATCAAGCTTCACTCGGCGTCTACGCTTGCGAGCATCCTTCATCTCACGGTGTACACGCTTCTCAAGGCGCTTCACCTGAGCAAGGAGAGTAGAAGCAGTCTCGCGGAGACTGTTGAGATTGCTGGCAACCGCCCTGAGATCATCATCAAGAGTGGTGGTTGGGGCTACAGGGGCAGTGGTTGCAGCCTCCACAGGGGTAGAGGTTACAACAACAGGTGCCTCAGTAGGAGGAGCCTCGGTCTTTGTAGCACGGGGCTTTGATGTGCGCTTTGCTGGTGTCGCTACAACAGATGCGACGCTAGGTACAGCAGATACAGCAGATACAGCAGATACAGCGGATACAGCGGATACGCTAGGAACAGATGCAACAGGTGTCTCGGCGACAGGGGCACTCTTCTTAGCAACACTGCGAGGGGTCTTGGAAGGGGCGGATGACATTATACCGGAGGATGAGGAATTAGAATTCATCTTAAAACGCACTAATTATTATTTAGTACCGTAATACAATCAATTTTTTATATTTTTTACATTTATTTATATTTTTATTTAGGTAGTTTATTAAAAAAATTTTTTTTTTTTGAAAACTTGATTATATTAAATCATTATCATTATTAAAATATAATTTTAACAATAAACTCTATTAATTAATAAAAATAAAAGTACGGACAAAGTAGGATCGGATGAACCTCCAAATAAATACTTGTATAAATATTAAAAGCAAACATTATCCAAATATACAGTGTAAAAATAAAACAACAGATAAATTTTGCTCAAAACATATAAAAAATCCAATTATATTTTATTTTAACAAAAATAATTCTGCTAAAATTATTCAGAAAATCTGGAAAAAATACTGTATAAAACAATATTATAAAAGACAAGGTCCTGCAAAAAACAATTATAGTATTTCAAATAATACATCTGAACTTTATAGTTTAGAGAATATAGAATTAATACCAAAAATATATTTTTTTAGTTTTTTTGACACTAACAAAAATGTTTGGTCTTTTGATATTAGAACTTTATCTTATTTATTATCAAGATCTAAGAAAGTTCAAAATCCGTATACAAGAGAAAATATATCAAATGAAAATATAGAAAAAATAAAAAAAAGAATAGAATGGTTAAAACGTAGAAAATATCCAACAATGTATATTGAAAATAATAATTTTACAAGTGAGCAGATATGGAATCAAAATGTACTAGATATTTTTACTAAAATGGAAGAGGCAGGATATATTGTAAATTGTGATTGGTTTCATAATCTTGACAAAGAAGATCATATAAAATTTTATAAAAAAATATATGATATATGGAACTATAGAATTGGTTTAACTGTAAAACAAAAAAATACAATAGTTCCAGGATTTAATGGAAAAAACAAATTGTTTAAACATTTACCTAATGAAATAAATGATAGAGAAGAAAAATATTTAAAAAAACTTAATTTAAATATTATTCAGAAACTTGTTTCTTCAACAAATGATAAAACACAATCTTCGCTAGGAATTATGTATGTACTTATGGGTTTATGTTATGTAGATGAAAATGTATCTGATGCCTTTCCATGGATTTATGCTTCTATATTTTAACCACTAGGTGTAAAATAAATATTTGTATTAGAAGCACATAATGGGGCTTTGCGAGGATAAGAATTAAATCCTGGTGTACATGATACTGCTGCAATACTTGAAATATTATTCTGAACAAATGGTGGAGATAAACGATCATAACATGGCCAAGATTGTGAAGTTACATAACGATTTACAGATGGATCATCGTCACTACATACCGCACAACTTTGTGCTTTTTGTAAAATCGCCGTACGATCATTATTTGTTCCAGCACCACTATATATAACAGTTCTGTCACAACTATCTTGTCCTTGATATGGTGGTACAATCTGTGAAGTATGTAGATTTGTTTTAGCACTTATAATCTGAGGTTGTGTTACGCTAGATGCTTTTGCTTGTCTTATTAATGTAATTTCAGAGGCATCACGCACTTTATTTCTTGATAAATATTGATTTGCTTCTTCTTGTATATATCGCATACGTTCTGAATAAGACATTGCCATTCTTCTATATATTTTGTATTTTTTTTAAAAAAAATTTTTTTTACAAAAATATTAAAAAATTGATTCATAAATTAGAATATTATTGAGTATTCAACAAGATGTCTAATGCTATCGTGTTCCCTAAGGATTTTAAGTCATCTAATGTCACTATCGCTCCGATCAAGGTAATGGATAGTGGTGCAAAGCAAGCATATATTAATTATGAAGGTCATTCTCTAATGGTACAAGTAAGTTCTCTTTCAATTCCATATGGCATGAGTGTATTTGATAAAGCCGGTCCTATTAAATATAGTGTAGATCTTTCTCTTAAAGGTTATGATATTGATGGCTCTAAGACTAAACAGATTTATGAAGCATTCTCAACTCTAGATGACTACATGATTGATATGGGTGTAAAGAACTCTAAGGCGTGGTTCAAAGATAATCTAAATCGTGAAATTATTAAAGCATTTTACACTCCTTGTGTTCGTTTCTCAAAAGACGCAGAAGGAAATCTAAAGCCTTATCCTCCTACGATCAAAATTCAGCTAAAGCAGCGGGATGGTAAGTTTGAGACTAAAATCTTTGATGAGCATAAACGATCTCTAGAAGATATTCCTCTTGAAGAGATCCTTGTAAAAGGTGCCATTGTATCATCGCTAGTTCAGTGTACTGGTGTATGGTTTGCTGGTAGCAAATTTGGTCTTTCATGGAAGG